CCAAATGTAGTTGTGCCAATCACATCCAGTCCCATTTGAGCCTGAACGTTATCCAGCTCAATAGATGCCCTTGTTATGCTGGGCAACAAGCTAACCGCCGGGCCAGTATTCGCCCCATCGTCAATAGCCTGAATCCCTCTGTTGATATTCTCAATCGAGGTGGTTACAGGCCCGATCCGGTCAAACATTTCCTTGCCGATTGCGATGGATTGCTTTTTCTGAGCAAGCGTTGTCCCCTTTTCAACTTCACCGGCCCGCTCTTCCTCTACGCTTTCACCGGTTCCCTTTTGAATGATTTCAATAGATTGTGGTTCGCCGGTAACCTGCCCGCTTTTGGGATTTACCGGAGCCAGATTAACCCGGCTTTCACCTGTGCCGGTATTAGTTACCGGAATCGTATAAAACAATTCACCGCCAACACGAACCAGATTCCCCGGCTGGGTTGCGAATCTAGAACTCTTCGCGTTAGCTAAGGCTTCTGGTCTGAGTACAAGATCAGAGGGCTTCCCACCAGGACCGCTTGCCTTTGCGATGCTTTCAGGGGTAAAGTCCTTAACTGAAGGCTTGGCAAACTCTACACCGCCGCCAGCCCCCAACGGGATTTCCGTAACCGTATTACCAAACTCGTCAATCAGGACATCTCCCGGCTTGGCTGTAGTCAATTTACCCGGTCCCCGCTGGGCCAGGATCGCCTTAATTGCAACTTCTCTATTAGCGGGATTCATTCCCATTAACCGCTCAAGAGGCTTGATATCCTTGCCCTGCCGGGCTCCCTCTTCAATCATACGGCCAATAAGCGGGGCTTGTTGTTCAATCGGGGCATTGCGAATAGCCGCAACTTGATTGGTAAATTCCTGCCTTCGCTGTTCTCGCTCTGCGGCGGCGGCTTCCTGCAATTTAACAACGTTATCCACCTCGGTGGCTATAAATAGCTGTCTGTCAATGGCCAGGTCTTGGAGATCGCCGCTCTTGGTTGCCAAGTCAAGCAAGGCCTCTGCGCCCTTGAGGTTGCCCTGAGCCTCCAATTCCCGCACCTCCTGCCGTATGGCAAGGGAACGCCTTTGAGGATCATCAATGGTCTTCAGGAAGGAAAAGAACTTGAAGGACTGGTCACGCTGTTGCTTCATCATAGCCATTTCCTGAGCATCGCCCCGCTCCATGATCTGCCCCACCACCTGAGCCGCCTGTGGATCAATCGCCGCCAGCCGTGACAACTTCGATTGTTCTTGACGAAGGCTTAATTGACCGCTTCCGATATCGGAGGCCAGTTGCCGCGTTTCGTCACGATCATCCCTTTGCTGTTTGGTGCCAAAGCTCTGGAGCAGGACATTCAGACCGCCGGTGACATCCGGGACCAGTGAACCGCCCTGAATATTCTCAAGTGTTGCCATTATGCCGCCTCCAGTTCATTCAAGACCCCTTTAATGTTGATAATATCAAATCCACAATATTTATCAACAAGATGCGGGTATTGCTCCCGGACTTCCGTAGACAGAAAGCCGATTGTCGGGAACTTGCCGACTACCGTATTAAGGGCTTCCGGTATCCAATCCCATGAATAGAGCATCAGGGTTTTCACCATGCCAAGGGGATGAATATTCTCTTTCAGCTTGGGATCGGAAAAGAAGATTGCCCCCGCCGTTGCCGCCGTGTTCAAAAGCTGTTGCGTTTGAGCCGCATCCGCTTGAGCATCGGTCAAAATACCAGACCCCAGCGACCGGCCAATATCAGCGGTTAACCCGGCTATATTAGTGGCGTTCTGTTGGCCTAAAGCCCCAAGCCCTAACGCCGCGTTTTGCCCTGATCCCGCCAGGTTTTGCGACCGGCTGTTTAGCATATTTTCAAGCGATAGCCCGACATCCATGGGAACCCTTGCCGCTTCCTGCAAGCCCAACCCGGACCTGCTTTGACCCGTGGCCGCCAGTTGGCTTTGAACTCCGCGCATCCGCTCGTCTACCAACGCATCAAAGATGTCGGTATCGAATATCTGGTTAAGCCGTGTATTCAAGCCGCCTATGGTGGATGCCTCTGTTAATCCCGGAACCGCACCCTGACCGGCTTCCATAAATGGGGCGATATTCTCCTGAGTGATGCCAAATTGACGGCGTAGCTCATCTATGGCGTTCTGAAGAGATGCCGCTTGCAATTGCGCGGCCTCCCGGCCAGCACCGCCGCCGCCGCCAAACAATCCGCTCAATCCGCCACCCAACAATCCACCTGCCAGAAGCCCACCAAACCCCATACCGCCACTGGTAGGACCGCCAAAGGTTGCGCTTACGATACTACCCGGATCAGTTGCTATTACCATTTGCTACCTCCTTAAGCGATTACCGCGCCATCAGACACGCGCCGCCAGTTTGTTCCATCGGCATATGCCAGAACCGGCCCGCCAATATCATCCGTTACATGAATTAAGCCGCTACCCGGAACCGGGCTCGGTAAATCCGCCTTGGCGTAATCCTGCGGTTTAATATATTGGCCCAAAAGAAATTGATTCAGCTTTTCCTCAATTCCGTCCAAATACTTCTGAAATGGCTCGGTCGCGTAGACCAAAAGCCCGTCCTGAGTGGTTCCAATCGGGTCGCCGTGGTTCGGCTTTGCTATCAGTTCACTTGTCATCCTAAATCCACGTCAATGTATGAAACGCCGAAGAAAATATCCTCCGCCGTGTAAATCTCAAGAGCCATGAACCCCTCGAAGTTCCCGGCCCCTGTCTCATTCCAGATGATCTTGTCATCGTATTCAGCAACATCGCCTAAGTTCTTGAAATTAGGCTCCATATACTGCACACCGTTACGACTGAACCGCAGGGCAACTGATCCATCAGCGGAATTGAAGCCCTGGGATATCCCCAATTCAACGGCCTGAGCAGAAAACCTTTCGCCGTCTTCCTGCTCAAATACCATGTTGATCTTGCGGGTGATCCGTTCGCCATAAGCGGTATTGACGGCATCAATTACCCCAATCCGGTTACTGAAAGCCGTGTAGTATTTCAGCTTGTGGTGGGCAACGAATCCGCCAGCCCACGGCTTTTGCAAACCATCCAGCAGGGAGCATAACTCAAACCACTGGCCGCCAAAATACCCGAATGAGTCCCTTGATAAGGTAAAAGTAGCGATATCGTACCCACGCCACTTGAACCGCGAAACCACCACTTCCTCAAGCTCATCCTCTGTATATCCAATTAAAGCAAGGTCAATCCGTTCATTGGATATCTTTAAGGCCCGGCCCTGTGAAATGGCGTATATCCCGACATCCTGCCCCTTTTCCCGGCCAATAAAAAGGAATGTCTCGTTATACTCAAGGAGGCCGCTTATAAAGCCGTTTAAGATACGACTACCCGGAATCCTGCTCCAGGGGTTAGGATCGCCTCCTGTGTCCCTGAATAGCTCTATGGAGTCCGTGCCGGTGATATAAAGGGTATTCTTGAAGTTGAAACACCCGTTATTAGCATCCGGCAACTCTTCGGCGTCAAAGAAGCTCGATGCCTGAATGGTGCCAGCCGCCCCGATATCCGAGAACTTGGCCGGATCGCCATTGGTCGGAATATAAATAAACCGTCCGTTAATATGGGCTACATCGTTCCACGGGACAAAATTGGCATTTCCAGACGTATCAACCAGAACATCCGATTTATCAAGTGTATAGCTTGCTCCTCCTTTGACGATAATCGCCGCATGATTGAACCCAACCGCCGTCCTGATCTGGCTTGCGCCGGATATGGTGCCTATGACGCTGTAAGCCCCGGTTGCCAAGTTGGTGATCTTGATAAGCTGGGTTGAGAACACCATGTACAGCGAATTGTTCCACGTGAAACTCCCCCGCGCTACCCCGTTGGTAACGGTATTGAGGCCAGTGATTCCGGGCATCGGAAGAATCCGCCCTTGACCGTTGTTAAAGCAATTCAGCAACCCCTGTTTGGTCCGGGGCATATTCTCGGAGCCTTCAAGCCCTTTTGGGAAGGGGATTCTCATTTCTTCTTAGACTTTTTAGGAGGCACAACTTCACCCTTGGTAATCGCTTCCGCTATCCTCAGCAAGCCTTGGGCTTGCCCCAATTTACAGGGAAACTCCGATAAAGCCTGTAAAACTAGGTTTTTCTGCTCCTGTGAATCAAAAGTCATATGTCAGTTGCTCCATCGAAAAAAGGGGTGTCTCCCTCTGATTGGTCGCTGGTTATCGCGGTCTTTGCCTGTGTGTAAATCCCTGAAATGAGTTGCGAGAAAGTAGTCGAGCCAGCAGGGATATCAAAGGTTATATTCTTTGCGATATTCATCGGACGCTTGCCGCCGTCCCTGTCGGCCTTAGACTTGTAAAGCCCTAACCGGACATCCATTTTCATGCCAGCACGCTCCATGTGGATATCATCAACCCGCCAGTAGTCTCCTGTCTGTCCGGCTTCGTTTTCAAATGATTTTTGTAATGCCATGATTGCTCCTTATACAGCGTCAAGCTGGATATGATATTCAGTCCCGTTGATCCAGATCGGGAATTTATGTGACGGGGTGAAAGTGCCAACTGCTATAGGTGCGGTTTCAAGCCACATTTCCAAAGTAGCATCTGTTGATCCAGCAGAGGAATCTTTAGAACCCAATACAATGCCGTTTGCAAGACTAGCGGTTGGGGAAGTATTAATCGGAATATTTATGTTGCCCTGTGAAGTTGTTGCCGCGCTCCCCGACCCTAGAACCAGATTCCCAGTACTATCTATCTGAAAACGCGTGACGTTTGCGTTTGTTCTAAAACGCATTGTATTTTGTGAATGCAGGTAATAAATGCCTCCAGCATCATTGTCATCGGCATCGCCAAATAAAATCGTGCATTCCGTTGGGAACAGCAGTGACATACCACCTGCGCCGCTACCCTCCAAGACTAGTTCGTCCGCCGCCGTATTTGCTGTTACTGCACCAGCACTAGCACTTTGAATATGTAAAAGGCCGTCCGTTGGGCTAAGACCCGCGGTAGATATTCCGACCCCACCCGCATTAGCATTAAGGTTAGCATCAACTACAAATAATGTATCAGTTGATACCCCCTTTACCATAAAGTTAAAGTTGTTGTTAGAGTTGTTTACGGTTACCCCACCACCTGAGCCAAGGTGTAGAAGTGGAACTGCGTTCTCTTCAATAACCCACGAATTTGCGGCATGAGAGAATCTTATTACGCCCTGTACGGGGTTTGCCGTGTCCCCGGCTATAATATAGGCATTACTTGTACCGTCTTTAGTTAGAAAGGAAAGCCCATTCCCTCCGGCGGCATCACTTTCCAGGACCAGTAAATTACCTACACTATTAGCAGTAACAACCCCGGCACTACCGCTTTGAAGATGAAGCAACGCGTTTGTAGGCGCGGCTCCTATTCCAATGCGGTTATTCGTACCATCAAGATGAAATAAATTAGCATTGGTGTCCGATTCGATAATAAAATCAACCGCCGCACCAAGGTCATTAAATGTCACCCCGCCTTCGGCATCAACCTTGTTCTGCCAGCCCTTTGCAAGCGAATTATTGACCAGTTTATTGAAGCTTAAATCATCACTTGTGACATCCACCGGCCCAAACGCACCACCTGAAGAGGCCGGGCTTGATCCGCCAGACGGCAGGCATAATGCGGTTTCAGAACTTGACCCGCTCCTGAAAAATGTTTCGTATGGGTTGCCCTCACCTGCTGGAAGCTGGTTCGCCCGCGTCTGGATCGTTACATCGGGATTCCAGTAGAGGTCTTTTACATCGTTATAGGAATTGCGGGCGTTAAGGCGGAGCGTATCGGATACCCTTTGAGAGGCGTTATCAAAAAAGGTAGCCATCTCAATGGCAAGGTTATTGATAATCGCGTTACGGGTATCGGCTGGTTCCCCCAGATCATCACCGGGAGCGTTCAGAGGCACCACGTCCAAGATGATACCCTTAGACCGCCATACCTCAAGCATGGAGTTCAGGGCATCACGGCCATCAAGGATCGTATCCGAAGAGGCAGGGGCCAGCCGTGAATGAGCCCCTATTTTCTTTAAAGCCGTCTGGATTAACTCGGTGCCTGTTGACATATCTATTTACTTTCGTCTGAATTCGTTTCGGCAGGGGCCTTCTTTTTCTTGCTCTCTTCTTTCACTTTAACCTCTGAAACGGGCTTCCATTTCAGCTCTCTTGCCTTGGCAACATTTGCCGGATGGTCGTTAACTTCAACTTCCACCCCGCTTGGCTTTACCCATTTTGTCATTATTGATCTCCGCGTTAAAGGTGACCGCCCCGAAGGGCGGCCTCCCAGATGTATGCGCCGCTGAGTAGGACCGGTCGAGTGTCTACTCTGCTCTCAGCTCTCAGGCAATCGCCAGCGCATAAATTATTAACCCCAGCCCTGTCCGGCAAAGAACGGATTCAGAACTGCGTAGGCGGGTCGTAAGTCAAACCGCACCTTTTGAACGTTGGTAACACCATCAGCAAACCGACTGATACGAATCTGTAATCCGTCTTCGGTCGTTGCCAGGGTGTCCGTGCTGTACAGCTTTTGAATCGGCACAGAACCAATCGAAAAGGCTTTGGTATGATAGAACAGGTTCGGCTGGTAAAGTGTCGATACAGCACCCAAAAGGGTAATGACATCGCCATTAACAACAGCCGTGTCGGTCGTGTTATACGCGCCGCCGGACTCAAAGATAGCCGGGCCGCTCAAGATAACCGTACCACCGCCAGAAGTGAAAGAAGCATCGGCGGTCTGAACTCCAGACCACAGGACATTCGCGCCAGCGCCATCAATCACCGGTTGTCGGGTGGAGAGGTTCAGGCGGTTACGTCCGGTTACCTGCCAAACAGTACCCGCCGGGATCGTACCGGTAAAGGTACCGATACCCGCAACAGTTACGCTCTGGGTCATGCTGTCTTTCGCCGTGGCGTAAGTCACGTCCGGGTTACCGTTGACCGTTCCGACCAGGTCACCGCCATAAGCACCGGATGAATACGATGCCAGCGTGGTAGCTGTCATCACGCGCATTCCGGCAAACTTGTCGGTAATGGTGGCCTCTCGCAGGGCGGAAGCAACATCGCTACCGGCGGTTCCACCGGCACCCAGTGAACGCTGAACATCAGCCAAGGTCTTGGCGGTGTAAGGATTAATAACCGCGTTCCACTGGCCGTCCATCGGAATACCGTTGGCTTGCATGGTCGCTCCCCAATTGGCAATATCTGACCATGTAGTCGGTGCGGTGCCGTAGGTTCCGGCAAGCAATCCCGCGTTTTTCATCATGTATGCAGAAAAATCCAACTCCAAGTCCGTGGCAATACGGGTTGCCATCGGAGCCAAAAGCTGGTCAAGCTGGTCCATCTTAATAGCCTGATCGGCTTCATAGAAGTCAACCATGCTGGTAAAGTAATTCTGAACCGTCCCGGTTGCCTTACCGGTGATGATGTCATCGGAAATACCGGTAGCATCACCCGTGGCACTTCGGCTGGTTGTGTAGTCCGTAGGCCGTTTAAAGTCCACATTGGCACCGGATGCAGGATTGAATTGCCCCTGCAAAAGCTGGGTATCAACACTTTTTGAAAGCACTCGTGCGCTCTCAAACTTTTCCAGAAATACCCTCGCCAGTTTCCGGGTAAAGTTACTGTCAAATGAATTAGTTGCCGCTGGCATAATTTAAATCCTATTCAAATGTAGCACCCTTCGGACCCCTTAGTTTCTTCGCGGGGTTAATCGATCCCTCAATTTCTTCATCAGGGTCAGTCGTGGTGGTCGTTTTCGATTTAGAGCCAACTTTGCCTTTCAGCTTTTCTTCCAGTCGGCCCAGTTCGAGCAACGCCTTCCTGGGATTCGTTTGGGATATGTAGGCAAAATCACGGGCTTTCGATTCGTTTTTACCGAAGTAGTACAGCACAAGCTCCGAGGCATCGGACAAGCTCATAATGGCCTTGGCATCCGATTCCCCCAAAAATTCACGCGCCTTGTCTTCGGTTTCAGCGTAATCCTTGGCCTGCAACTTGAACGCCCGCTCATAGTGCTTCGTCTGGTCACGTTCAACCTGCTTTGCCATTTCAGCTTGATTCCCGCTGTCAACGTACTTCTTAGCCGCTTCCGCCTTCACTTCATCCGCCAGTTTTTTCAGTCTGGCCTCGGTATATTCATCATGAGCCTTGATAAACTCAGGATCATAAATACCGCCGTCAAACTTTTCCGGGTCGGGCTTGGTGATTTCAGTGGCCGGAGCTTTGCCTTCAAGCTGTTGAATGCGTAAATCCTTCAACCTGTTTTGCTCTTCCAGCAACTCCGCCCGCTGTTCGGCTTCGGTCTTGCCTTGCAGGGCTTTGTCTACCTTTTTGTTTGCCCTGTTAATCCGTTCACGAATCCAAGCGTTCTCGTCATTTTGAGGTTGCGTTTCCTCATCCAGGGACAAATCAAGCCCCGTCTCTTGTTCCGCGCCTTCGCCTTCCGATCCTTCAGGGGTGCTATCTGCATCCTGCTCAAGCTCCTCTTCAAGCTCTTCAATAACGTCTTGCGGTTCAAGTTCTTCGGTTTCAGTGTCCGTGGTTTCCGCTACTTTTCCCATGATTTAGCCTCTCAAATGGTGTTTAGAGTGTTGGCCTTATGGCCCCTGGTTTAACCGTCCAGTAACGTGTTTAAACAAAAAAAGCCCTGCCTAAGGTCGGTAGACCTCAAACAGGACTTATAAATAGTGGTCGCTGTGAAAGTTACAACTTATTCGATTGTCTTAAAGCTTAACCTGTTCCCTCTTGCTAACCTTCATGATCTTGTTTTTGTGGATATCAATGATGATCTCCCCGGTAAAAACCGTATGCCTGAATAATTGCCGAAGAAAGTCAATGAGTGGTTGCATTATTCTTGCCGGTGTCCTTTTTCTAAGTAATTTTCAGAAACGCTTTCACCCTGAACTGGCGGGTTACTGTTCCATAGAGCAAGGTCATAGGCTTTGTAATTCCCGTCCTTATCCTCAATGTAGGACCGTCTCATAATCACCGCATTATACCCGAAAGCCGTATGATGCACCTTGTCGCCAATCTCAAACTTGAAGTTTAACTGAGCCTTTCTCGCTTCCGGCTGGGCGTAAGGGTTGGAACCGAGATTCAACGCTTGCTCAAGCCTGTCAATCCGCTCATTGTCCATTATCCGACCCTTTCAAGAGGCAATTTATTAATCCTATTAAACACCCTATCGCGTATATCTTCAAGGGTTAATATCTTGGCGTTCTCTGTTTCTGAAATGATCTGGGCAGTTTCTGCGGTCTTCTTCTCCGCCGCCGCCAGCTTGTCCTGAGACGAAGCATCAAGGTTGCGGGCTTCGGCCTGTTGCTGGGCCGCCGCCGCCGCCAGTAATTGCTGTTGGGCATCCGGCGTTGCCGCCTGTTGCTGGGCCTCTGCCATGATTTTCTTATCCTCATCGGTCTTCGGTTCGACAAGCCCCATCAGGAGCATTTGCTTCCGGGCCAGATCGCGTAACGGTTGCATTTCAGAACCACCGGACTCACTGAACAGCACCGCCAAAGCCGCTGGCAGGTATTCCGCCGCCGCCGGGCTCTGCATCCGCCCGATCAGTTCAATGGTGCCTTTCATGGTCTCCACCCGCTCTTCTCTCAGGGTGTCATACTGCGGTCCAATGTCGGAATAAGCATTGAATTTCTTGCCGTCAAAGGTATTGACGGTCTTGAGGATTCCGGTCTTATCATCCAGCGTCAATTTATTAAGGATCGCGGTTCCGGCTGTACCATCCTTGCCGATAGTCCGCATCATTCTTTGAGTGGTGTACAATTCAGCGGCTTTGCTGGCATATACCGTTCCACAACGCTCAATAGCATTGGCAATATTGTCCTGAATCGGCTGGGTATTAAGATTCTCCCGCTTCATAAGGGCCACAATCGCCTTACCAGAGGCATCCGGGTCAAGGGTGTCCTGGGGCGCACCGCCGGATACCGTTCTTATATGCGCTGGCACCGCTTCCATCAAGGCCACAGTCGCTTGATCCATCACCGGGGGCTTAAGGTATGCCTGCGGGCCAACGCTGACAATGTTATTATTGTCATCACGCATGGCATTTGATAGCAGATACGAATAGCGGTCTGGATTCTCCCAGAAAGGCTTAAGACTATTTGGTATTTGAGACGGATCAAAGATAGGTTTCTCCTGCGCCGCCGCCGCCGAATGCTCCGCTACCTTGGACATCACCATATTGTGAAGCCGTTGCGGGTCTTTCAATGCACGGACTAAACCCTTGTAACGCTCAATTCCATCGACATAAGCCCGGTAGCCATAGATAGGAATGATGGGGAGATATTTACCGGCAATCCGCTTTGGTGGATCCAGTAGCTTATCTCCGCTGAATACTGACTTTTCAACAAACTGAACCAGTTTCTTACGCTTCCGCTTGAAGCGAATAAAATCATCCTTTTTGAGATCAGCTTCCCGCTCCTTATGCTCTTTTTCCGTGTACGATTCAACCTCTCCGGTCTGCAAGTTATTGTAAACATAGAATGTTTCTTTTCGCCTCACTACTTCATAGCGGATGGCAATGTATATCAGGT